ACCGGCAGAGCTGCGGCCCAGCAGTCGATCGGTAGCAGAGACGTTCTGGATGCGGTCGTAGGTCACCGCACCGGCGCCCAGCTTGGCCGTGATGACAGCACCCGTGCCGATCTTGTCAGCCAGCACCGCCCCATCGGCCAGCTTGCCGCTGGTCACGTTCAGATCCGCCAGCGCGGCGGTATTCACCGATCCGGCGGCATAGGCGGCCGAACCGAGCGGCGACACCTTCGCGGTAGTCACAGCACCGTCAGCCAGCTTGCCGGCGGTCACCTGCAGATCACCGATGCCGGCGGTGGGCATTACCACCTGCTGGAACGCTGCCCCGTCCCACACCTGCAGATTGCCGGTGCCGCTGTGCAGCCACCCACGGCCGCGATGGTTCCCCGTGCTGGGGGCTGTGACCGCAACGGCTGTTGCCGCATCAGCGGCCAGCTTGGCGGCGGTGAGCACGCCATCACTGATCGCCGCAGCGCCCAGCTTGGTGGCGCTGGTCTGATCCAGCTTGGCTAGGTCGATCTCCCCGGCGTCCACCAGGTCGATGCCTGCGGCAACCAAATCCTTCAGCGTGATCTTCTTGGTCTCGCTGGCGGAGATGTCGGCGATGGGCACCACATCATTAGCCGCCGCACCCGCCTTTGACAGGGCCGTGAGCTGGGTTATCCGCTGATCAGCCAAGGGTGCGCCTCACCGCGACCGTCCACAGGCTCAGGCTACGGACGGGCTCAGTCGTCCACTTCCTGCAGCAGGTAGTCCAGCGACTGCTCCAGCTCGATGCGGTCGTCATCTTCCTTCAGGATATAGTTAGCCGGCTTGCCATACACCAGCTGGATTTCATCGGTGGTGACGAAATCAATGGCGCAGCGCACGATGTCGCCAGCTCGCACCTGCACACCGGAGCGATTCACCACTGCGGTCAGGTTGTAGAAGATCGTATCAACCGTGGGATCAATGTCCTTGTCGGTCAGATACAGGGCTAGATCAAACTCGCTGCCAATCTCCACCCGCTGGATCAGCTGCAGCAGCAGCAGAGACGGCTCAGTAAGCCCGATCGTGCGGTAGTTGAACTCGCACTCGATCCGCCCAGCGCCGCTGATCAGGCCGGCGGATAGCTGCTGGCGAAACCGATCATTGAGGCTTGTGGCGTCAATTGTCTGCCGGTCGGTGTTGAACTCGTAGCCCTCCACCGATCCCAATAGGTTGAACTGCACATCACGCACGCGCACGCTGATCTGCAGCGGGTCGCCGGTGAATGCTGCCAGCGGAATCTCATTGGCGCGGACGTTGTTGACCGCATCGGTGAAGGTCGGGAAGAACCGCAGGCCACCCACGGCGTTGACATGCACGTAGGCCGTGAAACTCTCCTGGGGCGGGTCGGTGCTCTCCAGGCCCCACACGGACGGCGGGAAGAACACCAGCCCACGGGCGTCCGTGGTGCTGATGTCCACCCGATCGCCGATCAGGATGTTGTTGATCGCCCCATCAAACGACAACCGGTTTAGCGACGTGTTCACATCGTCGGGGATGATCTGATCAGACACCCGGCCGATGAATGCCTTGGTGCCACGCCTCAGCTTGACGTTGCCCTTTGTGCCGAGGTAGTGCGTCATCAGTTGGCCTGGTTGATGGCCTCGTCAAAGTCTCCGTCCATCGTGAACTGAATCGGCACCACCACCAGCTCACCCACCGCCGAGCCGATCACGGCGTTGGTGATGTAGGCGTACATCTTGATGTCGTCAATGCCGCCGGTGTCTACGTCCAGCTCCAAGAACACTCGATCCTGTTCGGTGATGGCGCCCCGCTTGTGAATTTTGGCCAGTAGCGCGGTGAACTGCGTTTTCTGCGCCGACTCGCCCGGCTCCAGCCGGTAGTACATCAGGGTGGCACTGCCCGTTGCGCCCTTTAGCGATGGGACAAACGACCGCGCATCAGCGCCTAGGTCAGCGGTGGGCAGCAGATCAACGCTGGTTTCCACAGACCAGCTCTGCACCTTCGCAACGGGTTTGCCGTTGAAGACCAGTGCCCCGGTTCGGCCTGTGTAGTAACCCATCAGCTGGCGCCCTCCTGCATCTCAGGCTACTCACCGCACGCTGAGCAGCGACCCGCTGAACGCCCTGGCGGGATACTTGCCAGGGGTGCGGGAGCTGGGGTAGGTCACGGTGTCGGCACGTAGAACGCCTCGGTCGGCGGGGTGAAGCTGCCGGTGCCGTAGCGGGCGGAGTTGGAGATGCGGATTTGTCCGATAGCACTATTAGTGAATGGCTCAGCGTTGAATGCCGTAAAGCTCAATACGGCATTTAATGGAATAAGTCCTGGCGTAGGCATTGTTCCATCAGTTTGAGTCAAAACCAATGGATCTCCGTCGTAATGGAAAACATTTTGCCCATTGATACGCTGGAAGCAAGCGTGCTTCCACCCTTGGACAGAAGAGCCAAAAGATTCATAGACTCCTGCTCTGTTTAAGGTTAATCCTGAGTCGGTGTCCTGAATCAACCTAAAATCAATCTGATTATTCTCCTCCGGTGTTCCTGGATTTTCGTAATCATCCCATTGCGCCGAGTGAGACATGTTTAATCCAAACCCGTTATCGCTTTGGACTTGGACAATAGAAGATCCAACACTGCCAAGAGGCGGAGATATGATAGCTGCTCTCGCCCAAAACTCAATCGTGAAATCACCGGACAGTGTTTCGTCTGGTATCTCAATCTGCCAGTCGTGCGAATAAGAAGATTCGTCGTCACCTTCTTGCGCTGCAAACGCTAACTGGCCTAAATGGGTCGTTGTTCCGTAATCGCCTGTAGCAACGTTTTTGACAAGGGTTACGGCACCTGCTGGAAAGACTTGCGCATCTTCTTCGTCGTACCAAATCACCAGCTCTTCCAGCTCTTCCGGCTCAGGCGGCTCCGGCGGTAGTGGCGGCGCCACAATCACAGCATCGCCCATTGCGTCCACTGCGAAAATCTCATCACTGAAATTAGCCACCCGGCTCAGCAGGTTGCCGTCCACCGTCTCGCAGGGGTGCTCCAGCGCCTTAACTGTCACCTCCCCTTCCTCGCTCATCGTCACCTCTGTTACCCGAAACACCCGCCTGCGATCAGCGACGGCACCCAGCACGAACATGGCGCCCGCGTCGCCGCTCAGGGCGTTGGCCTTGCCGTCCGCCACCGTCACGCTGGCCAGGGAGCGGACGTTGCCGCCGCTGCGATACACCAGCGCGGCATAGGTGCCGTCGCGGATCCGATCGCTCAGCGGGGCATTGAGCACGCCGCCAGGCGTCACCACGCCGGCTGTCATTCGGTCCCAGGTGTTCAGCCCCACATCCACGTAGATATAGGCGCCAGGGCTTACCGGTGTGTCGGTGGGGAAGGTCTGGAACTCAATGCCTCGCCGCACCCATCGCCGCTGATTGCACAGCAGCTTGCCGTAGAGGATTGCCTGCTTGCGCTGGGTAACGAACTGCGATAGGTCGAACGTCTGGCGGATCGCTGCATCCTCAACGGCATCCACCAACCGCACATCGACGCTGGCGTTGCGCGGGAACACGTCATCTTCCTCTGTTTCCCGGTAGATCACCGTGGCGATCAGATCCTGAACGCTGGCGCCGTAGTCAAGGAACTCTTCGCGGTAGGTGCCCTCCAGGATGTTGCCAGTGGTGAACAGCGCCGAGATGTTCACCCGGCGATTGGCGCGGCCGCTGCTGTTCACCGGCACTGCCGGCACTAGCGTCTCCTTTCCGCCGATCTTGCCGAACTCCAGCAGCGAGTAGGGCGCCACCTCGGCCCAGAACTGCCGCCAGGATCCGACCTCAGCGATCAGCGGATCCATGAACAGTTGGCACCCGAGGCCGCTGTACTGACAGAACCGCTTGCTTAAGGCCAGGCTTTGCCAGTCCACGCCGGATGGCTTGGCATACCGGCCGATGCCGTTTTCCTTGTCCAGCACCGTGTCAGCGAAGATGTCCGGCGCCCAGCTGGTGCTGCCAGCGCTCTTGCTGTAGGTGCCGTCATCACTCACCACCCAGGAATCCTTACCCTCGGTGACGAACGCCGAGATGCTGCGCAGATCCTGCACGCCGCGGCCGGAAAATACCCCGAATGCCATGGTGCTCATCCGGGCATACTTGCCCTCAGTTGATCTCAGCTGTTGCTCTGTAACGGCCGTGATCTGGAACTCTGGGCCCGCCTCGAAACTGAACTGAATGTCGGTGTCGCTGCGGACGCTGAACAGATCCCACTCATTGGTGAGCACCGGCCCGCGATCCTTCAGCACTGAGCTGATGTCCTTTAGGTCGCCCACCCATCGAAACCGATTGCCGTTGTGCCTAAAGCTTTCGCCTTTGCCGCTGTTCTCAATCAGGGCGATTTGTTTCTGCCCGTTTTGCGCCCGCTCGGCCGCTAGGTCGCTGATCGGCTGAAACTCAAACTCCCACTTCTGGTTGCCGCTGCCGGCGCGAAAGTCAAGGCTGATGAAATTATCGAGATCAGCGGACCTGCGGCAGGCGATAATCAGCG